CGACCGTCGCCGATGCACCAGATCCAAGCACGAGGAATCCGCCCTTGACGGTGCCGCTGCCGGTGATCGAGAACGACGCCGATGCGCTCGCGGCCTTCGAGCCGCCAGATGCCGCATTGAACGCGACCGTCTTGCGCGACCCCGAGTACGTGGGCGCATTGCTGTTGCCCGCCTCGAGCCAGCCGGCATGCGAGGACATTGTGTCGCCGGACGCCACCGCGCTGTAACTGGCCGACGAGATCAGGCCCATATACGGACCCGTCACGCTGTAGCCGCTGCCGCCGAGCAGGGTGTCGAGCAACAGGTTCTTGCCCGCCGTCGTGACGAGATTCGGGAACTCGTCGCGCCACTTCAGGCGACCATCTGCGCCGTAGCACTCGACCGTGTACACGCCACCGGCCTGCACACTCTCATGCAGCGCGTCGTTGCGCGACACGGACGCGCCCAGCGAGTCGGTTGCGTTCACCTTCTCCGGACCCATCATTGCGCAACCTCCTCGATCTGGCCGTCGGTGAACCATCGCGACTGCGCCGCGCCATCGGCGTCGGTGTACTCGACCAAGTACTCGAACGTGTCGCCGGCATCATTGAATCGGCGCTCGATCACCGCGCCCTCGATGACCGGCACAACCTGGCGCACTTGCGCGCCCTTCGGAATCGGCATTGCGCCTCCCCAGAAATGCAAACGGCCCGCCGAAGCGGGCCGAGTCAGGTTGCGGACGATCAATCAGCCAGCGGAGACGCACCGCTGTAGCGAGCGCCGTACAGGTTGTAGATCACCACAGCGCCGCGCGGATTGGTGGCAGCGTGCCCCGTGCAGTCCACGCGAATGCAGTCGAACCCGTTCGCGACATCCAGATCGGACGCGGCCACATCGATGATGTAGACCGAATCTTTGCTGTTGGTCGTCTGCGTCGTGAACGTGTTGGCGGTAACCGCAGTTTCCACCATCGTCTTCGACGCTGCGTAGTCCACGTTCGCCAGCATGCGCGTGAAAGCCAGGGCCTTTTCACTCGTGCCTGCGACCGCAGTCGCCTGCTTGAGCGTGATCGTGCTGCCGGTCACGGTCGTTCCGTCGGCGATCACGATGACGATCTGACAGCGCGCGTAGTTCTTCATCGACACATACGTCGTGTCGCCCAGCGTCGAGGTCAGAAGCAGGCCGGCGGCCGCAACCACCGGGAAAACTTGCTCGTCGAGACGAGCGTTCGTGCTCATGGTCATGATTCAGGTTCCTTTCGATCAGCGAGCGCCGAGCGCCACGAAGTGCGACAGCGTGTTGCTGCCATTCTTGCGCGCGACCGGCGCAGACAGCCACGGCATCCCGCCCAGACGCATCACGAAGCGGAACGCGCGGATGTTCTGGTCGAAGTAGAAGTGCATCGACTGGTCCGCCTTGACGCCGCCCTTCGTCACCGCCAGGTACTGCCGGAAGTCACCGAGGACAATGTCACCGGCAGACGACAGCGCCGGGGCCGATTCGGTCATCACGATCGGACGGCCCAGCAGCGTGCCGTACTGCGCGCCGGTCAGGCCGCCGGGCGGAACGTACACAGGGAAGCCGCCGACGTTCTCGGTGCCCGCCACGTTCTTGACGGCGACCGACATCTGCGGCAGCAGCGGCTCGACATCCTGATTGATGACCCAGATTGCATTTGCGCGATTGCGCGCCGGCATCCGGCTGAACATCTTCAGCACGTTGGCGGCCAGCACCGTCGATGCAGCCTGCGAGGTTTCCTTCGCCACCGTCACGAGACACGGCGCATTCAGGATGCCAAGCGGCTGGCCGACGCCCGTGCCGTTCAGGATCGCGTCCGAGGTCTTGAACGCCATCTTCTCGCCGGCTTCCATGCCGACCCACGAACCGAGCGCGGACGAATCCTCCAGCGACTCCTCGGTCACGGGCACCAGACAGGTCAGGCGGTCGAGCTTGATCGAACGATTCTTGAAGATCGGCTTCACGGCCGTCATCGCGTCGCCCTCGCTGTCCCAGTACGCCTGGATCGCGTCGGTGCCGTGCGCGGTCGATTCGTTCGCCGGGAACTTCCACTCGGTGCCGGCAATCGGGATCTGGCGCACGCGGGACAGCAGGTTTTCGGTGCCCTCGATCACGGACATGATCTCGTTCGAGTACTGAGGCGGCACGAGGAAGCCACCGTCCGCGCCGACCGTCTCATTGGCATAGGTCGAGGCAGCGGCCGACAGGCTCAGACGCTCATCGATCGCGTTCGGGCGCAGCGACGCGCGACGCACCGCACCCAGGAAGTCGCCCATGCTACCGAAGCCGCGACGCGGGTCGGACAGCACGTTCGGCTCGACCGCGCCGATGGTGGCGCCTTCCGGCAGTTCGAGCGCAGTGCCGGCCATTGCCCGTTCGGCTTCGATCAGTCGCTGCTCGCGCTCGATCGACGCATTGATCGCCTCGGCCGACTTCAGGTGCGCGTCGATCTGCGCCTGCTCGTCGTCGGTCAGATCGCGGCTTTCGCTCGCGGCCATGTCGTTGATCTGGCGCGCGGCTTCGACAGCCGACGCCTTGCGCTGCAGCAGCGCACGGAGTGCTTTGTTCATTTCGTGAACCTCGGAAGATGAATGGATGCGACCGGAAGCCAGCCAACGGGCCGGATTCGGCCGCCTCCACATCGGGGAAGCGGCCCGGTCGCGCGCACTGGTCAGGCGCGCACGACCAAGATTCAGAGTGCGGCGATGCGCACTGCGTTTGCGGATGCAGCCAGTCGCGAGCGCCGGCGAGGGTTCGCCATGCGCGCAATCGTTTCATCGAGCGTCGCCACCCGATGCACCATGCCGCGCGCCAGCGCATCCGACGCGCTGAACATGCGGCCCTCGCCGAAGTCACTGCGCACGGTGTCAGCGGACACGCCCAGGTTGCGTGCGATGCTCTTGGTCATCACGGCATACGCCTGGTCAACCATTGCCTGAATCTGCCCGCGTGCCTCGTCAGAAAGCGGCTCGGCCGAATTGCCCTCGACCTTGTATTTCCCGGCATGCACGAACGTATACCGGCGTCCGGCGGCAGCATGCTCCGCGCTGCGGTCCTCATGCGCGGCCAGCACGCCGATCGAACCGACCATGCCAGACGGGGTGACGACGAATTCGGATGCAGCGGATGCGATCCAGTAGGCCGCGCTTGCGGCGGTCGCGTTCGCCACTGCAACGATCGGCTTTTGCTCGCGCGCCGAGTAGATCCGATCGACAATCTCTGGCGTTCCTGCCACCGCACCGCCGGGCGAATCCACATCCAGCACGATCGCCCCGACCTCCGGATTCGCAACCGCAGCGTCGATCGCGCGCCCGAGCTTCTCGGTCGAGGTGCCACCCGGACCGGACACCGCCTCGACCATGTGCGCACGGTGCGCGATCGTGCCGTATACCGGGATCACCTGCACGCCACCGGACGACGCAGATGCAGCCTCACGACGCGCGGCAGACACCTGCGGCGCGTTCCCGATCGCGGCGCGGATCTGATCGTCCGACAGTCGATCGCCTTGCGCCCATCGCCCGATGACAGACGACAGCACGTCGAACGCGCCAGCGTCGAGCGCCCATGCCTGGCCGACCAGCATCGCGAGAATTCCGTTCACATCAGCCCCCGCAGAGCCCGCCATCCGGCCGACTCGAATTGCGCCAGCACCTCGCCAGCATCACCGTCCAGCAAAGCGCGGCAGCGCGCCGCGCACCACGCCTGCGCGGCATCAGTCGAGCAGGCCAGCGCATGCGCCAGGTACTCGGCATGCTGTACGTAGAACGCCCGCACGGCTGCAATGTCTCCGCGCTCGACGATCCTCGACACCGCGCCCAGCTCGCGCTTCACCGATCGCTCTGCGGCCGACTGCAACAACGCCTGCTGCCGATCTTCCGGCGCGTCATCGTCCGCACGCTGACCGGCCGGCGTCATGTTCAGCGGTTCGAGAGGATCATCGAGCCCTTCGAGCGGCTCCATGTCTTCGCGCTCGCGGACCTCGTTGCGCGTCATCCAGCCGTCCTGAATGCCCTTGTTGTAGAACTCGGCGCGCGTCTTGCTGTCGGCCCGCAGGACACCCTTCATCTCGAACTGGACGTACATCCGCTGCTCCTCGTCCTCGGTCAGCAACTGCATTTGCAGCAACTGTTCGAGGTTCGCGGCGTGCGAGTGCACCTCCTCGAAGAATTCGATGTTCTGCTGCTCCATGTTCGAGTACGTCGCGCGGTCGAGGATGCCGACCTTGTGTGGCGGAACCCCAAAGATCCGGCACAAGTCCGTGTCGGAGTACTTGCGCGTTTCGACGAACTGAGCGTCCTGATTCGTCATCCCGAGTTCTGTGTACGTCATGCCGCCTTCGAACACTGGCGTTCGGTGCGCGTTCTCTCCCGTCTGCGAGGCGTGCCACTCCTCGCGGAACCGCTTCGCGGCGTCACGGTCGGCGAACTTTCCCGGCATCGTGATGAAGCCGCCGCCCGGCCGAGCGTTGTTCTTGAACACCCGCGCTGCGTACTTCTGTGCCGCAATTGCCGCGCCGACGGACTCGCGCATCGCGCCGATCGGGCTGATTCCGGCGACACCATCGGCCGACAACCCCTTCAGGTGCAGCACCTCGTCGCGCAGCAGGACGAATTCCGTCCCGCCTTCCTCGCGCCGCACCTTGTATCGCCAATCTCCGCCGCCCGTCATCTCGATCGTGACTCGATCAGGATGCAGCGGCACCAGTTCCACCAGTTCGCCGCGCGAGCCCGACACGATCTGCGCGTAGGCGTTCCCGCGCAGCAGGATGTGCGACACCTGCATTGCCCGGAACTGGTACGGCGTCTGCCAGCGGTTCGGGCGGCGCGTCAGCAGTCGCGACAGCGGATGATCCGAAACGATTTCCGACGATTCGCGCATGCGCAGCTTGAGCGGAAGTTTCGCCACCGTAGCCGACAGCAGGTGCACGCACCGATAGACGACCGTCAACTGCATCGACGAGTCAGGCGACACGCGCACGCCGGCCGCAGTCTGCGTTTCCACCGGCCCGTACCAGAAATCATCGAGCGGGCCACGCGCGGCGCTCAGGCCGCCAAACAGGAACATCAGCGGCCTCCGCTCATCATGCGGGCAAGATTGAGCGTGAGCGCCACCACTAGGCCGCCTACCGCCATCAGCCCAACCGGCCAGCCCCATTGCGCGCCCGCACCGATGCCAACGCATGCGACCCCAGCGCCAATCGACAGGTTGTAGGAGGTGGCCGTCATACGAACATCAGCGATCCATCGTGAGGTGCATCAGTCGGTTCCGCATTCGCTTTCGCGCCCATCGCCATCGCGAGCGCGACCATGCCGTCAATGCGGCCCGTGGCTTTCGCCTTCGTGAACTTCCTGTTGCCAGCCGGATCGTTGACCGTCACGGCGTTCGCCGCGCACATCGTCAGCACCGGATGCATTCCGTGCCGCAGGCGCTTCGCAAGCAACTGCGCTTCGAGTTCGCGTAGGGCCGGCGACATGCTCACGAACCCTTGGCCGAACTCGACAAACCGCTCAAGCTCTTCGTCGGTGAACCCGACGCGCTCCA